TGCATCAAGGATGCACTTTCGGAACTGTATTGGATTTTGACGTGCGGTTTCCAGATTGCTCACAATAGTAAGCACCTCGGGCTGGAAACCAAATAAAACATTTGAGCCGAGGATTTGATTAATTAAGGTTTGAATTGTTGCATCTAAAAAAGGACTGTTATCCTCTTTAAGGTATAAACAATTAATTATTGCGCCATAGAAATAGCGCTTTTGTTTTTCAATTTGATTCGACGGTACATTTTCATAAACATTTCTCATAGTAATGCACCTCAATCATTGAAATAGTCGTTGTTTAAATATGTTCCACGACAGAAAAGCAGGTCAGCATCTTTACGAAGCTGTTCGTCAAGCGCACGCATTTCTGCAAGCTGATTTGCTTGAGCATAGTACTTAGTTTCTTTGCCCGAATAGACCTGTTGTGTAAGCGTAACCGACCTAATCTGTGGAGCAAGCCAGCCGCGAACCATATGTATGGAAAGTATTTTCTGGTCTCTATCGGAGATGTCAAAGTTGAACTGCTTCAATTCTTCGTCTCTATCAGAGAAGTCATACTCGCCAACCACGGGTTCAACGATGGCATCCATTAGCCAATCGTGGAGCATAGTTTCGAGATCCTCTTCTGGCAATTGAGCTAAAAGAGGATCTGTAATTTGTGCCAGTGCACGGTCATACAATATTGTATAGGAAGTCATCTAGGACACCTCCCTATATTAGTTAATCATCATCATCAGTTCCGTCTTCAGAGTTTCATCGATAGCTCTGATAATTCTAAGGTCGTAAAGCGTGCCATCCTGAATCATAGCATAAGCCATATTCTGCACGGTAGTCTTCATACCTACAGGAAGTTTCTTAAGCTGAGCAATAAACTGTCTCTGAGGAAGTTTGAACATTGCCTTAACATCAATATCCTGAAGGTCAGCATAAAGTTTACCAAGGTCTGCCTTCCACTCTTCAACAATAGTCTCGTCCTCGATAATAATCATAGGCTCGAAAAGATACTTGTGACGCTGAGCCTTCCAGGACAGAAGGTCTTGGTATTCTACATCTGCAACATCACCCTCATTTAGCCATTTATATGGAGTATGAGTCTTAGGTCCAATAAGAATAAGCTCGCCGAATTTAACACTTCTACAAGTGATATATTCATTAGGGTCGTGCTTAACGACCTTTGCGGTTTTCTTAGAGGTAGGTTCAGACTTAACTTCTTCAACGGTTTCAGTTTCGATAATCTCGTCAGTTTCAACTGTTGATTTTTTTGTATTTGCCATAATAATTTCTCCTTTTTGTCTATATGTCAATTAAAGATTATACAATCTCCCATACTCCAAAGACGGTGTTAAGAATAACATTGATACCCATCTTATAGAGTACTTCGTACTCGTAGCTGAAATCTCTGTTAACATCTCTATCAGTAACCTGAGAAACCTGAGTTTCACCATAGTTAACAAGTTTGATGAAACGATTTGCTACGCTAGTAGGAATAATGTAAAGTCTATCGGTATCCATCTGATACTCAACAGATGCGCTGTTGATACCAGCACCTCTCTTAAGACCCTGACCGATTTCTGCAACAGCAAAGCCCTCGAAGTTGCCAAGAATACCTGCATTGTTGTAGTATTCCTTCTTAACTGACTCAGGAGCCCAATTTACATCAGCCATAGCAGTAAGAGAAGAAAGTGCGGTACGAGAACCGAAGATAGTAACCTCGGAATTGGTTGCCATAGAAATGTCCTGGCAAAGCTTTACAAGAGTTGTCTTGTTAGCGGCTTCAAGAGCACCGTTCTTAACCCAGTTTGCACCAAGGTTGTCCTTAGCGCCTCTAAGAGCTGCGTAAAGAGCATCGTAAAGATAACGGTTCATAGCCTCAGCAACCTTAGCAACGAAGGACGCCCAATCCTCAGCACCAGTGAGAATTCTTTCAAAATCAGAATAGATCTTTAAGCCATACCACTCACCAGCTACGGAGAAGTGTCTGCCTCCTGCAAGTCTCTGACGAATCATGTTGTGGTGGTTACCAGAAACCTTGGATACGCTAAGAATAGCGTCGTCTTCAACATAGAAGTCATTCTCGTCGCCGAGAGCAAGGTTCTTAACTTCAACGAACTGCATGAAGAAAGGATTCTCCATCCAGCCAGTTATCATAAGTTCCTCGATAGTTTCCTCAATAAGAGTGAATACGAGATCCTTGTTAGCGCGAATTGCACGCTTGATTGCCTGAGGTCTGTCAGTAGGCTCAATACCAAGAGCAGCTCTGAACTTCTCAACAATCTTCTTATTAGCTTCCTTAGCGGAAACTTCCTTTACCTCGCCACGAGCAGCGTCGGAAAGGAGCTCACTGAAGTGAACGAGATTCTCATTGTCGTTCTCGAAAGCATTCTGAACAGTAGTATTAAAAGTCATTAAATTCTTCATAATCATTTCCTCCTTTCACTTAATTACGCAACAGTGTAACCGTCAGCATAAGATACGGTAGCTCCAATTGCGGGAACCTCGCCGCCAAATGCGTCAACAGATACGGTAAATACATCGTGCTTGTACATAGGGTACATTCTTGCTCTGTCACCCTCTGCATTGTAGTAGTTTGCGATATCCTGATATACCTTCAAGAAATCGTTAGGCATAGTTTCGGGATTGTGAACGAAATAGCCCTCGCAGTCCTTGGTAAGCTCAAATCTAACCATAGTGCGACCAGGGTGATTAACAATCTCAATTACCTTTGCTTCAAATTCGCCAGCGAAGTCGCTAACAGTGTAGTACTCGCCTGCCTTGTACGCGCCAACAGCAACGATTTCGCCGTTGTCTCTGTCCTTATCCATCTCACCAGAGAGGATATGACCTGTGCCATAAACAGCAGAAACTCTAGAAATTTCTGCGACCCAGTGCTTATTTAAAAGATCCTGTGCCATAAGTTTTTCCTCCTAAAAATAAATTTTGTTTTTAATTTGATATTAAAAAAGAGCATCTTTTTAAACACCCTTAGTTTAATCATTTTGTGTTGTAATTAATCAAAAAGCTTACCATAAGCCTTTTTCTTCTTGTCGTTCTTCGTTTCTACACTGAAACCAAGAACCTTCGGCTTCTTCTTGCCGTCATCCTGAACACTAAACTCCATCTTAGACTTCATATGTGCGGCAAAGATAAGATCTGCCTTTGTAGAGATTTCCTCAACAGAATAGTTGTCCATCTCGGTTCTAAGCTGTGCAAACTCGGCGTTGTCAGCAAGACACTCATATTCTGCCTTGTCGAGAATATCAGTCTTCTTAGCCTTAACAACGGAAGCGTCATACGTTTCCTTGAAGGCTTTTAGTTCATTATACTGAACTTCAAGAGCAGAATAATCTTCTCTCAACTTCTCGATGGCAAGTTTCTCAGACTCAGAAACAATAATCTCAAACATTTCCTGTCTGTCGCCTTCAAGAGCAACGTTTTCACCATCTACAGTATATCCAACCTTATACAATTTGTTATTGCACCATCCCTGCATATAGAAGTAATTATCATATACAGATCTAATGCTATACCATTCATTATCTTCCTCTTCATATACACGGATAAGATTATACAGAGCGTATCTCACGTCCTCATGAGACAACTCCACGGTAAATGTCTTCGTAAACTTTTCGGGTTCACCAACATCGCCATCCGCATCGTCTGTATCATCATTATTGTCTGCGTCATCGGAAGAGCCGTCATCGCTACTACTTGCTTCACCATCAGAGCCATCATCAGAACCATCGTTTCCAGCATTGTCGTCCGTAGCATTATCACCATTGCCATCCTCAAATACTTCTTTAAACTTTGCCTCAAGCTCTTCATCAGAAAGGCCTTCGACGTCAAATGTCACATCTTCAACGGTTTTACCGTATTTTTCAAGTAAAGTTTCAAAAATATTCATTTCAACATTTCCTCCTTTCTGTATATTTGTATTGAAATTAGCCAAAGTTGTATTTAACCTGTCTAAAACCTCAATCATTTTGTTTTGATAGATAAATATCGGATCTTTATGGCAGAAATCAGAAATATCTGCCCTCGCGCCCAACATTCCTTCTCCTATTTCGTTACCATCTTCATCACAGCCAAGTAGTGTTGTACCATTAAAATAGAAATCCGTTAAATCAAGATATTTTTCCTTGGCATTATAAGCAAGCTCATTAATAACTAACTCGCAACTTACTTTAGTGCCATTTTTTCTACGAATAATATCTGCAGCAGAAGTATAATCCTCAGGAATAACTGCATAAGCCATCACATAAGTCTTATCCATATCCTTATCATACTCAAGCCAAGGCTCTTCTGCAGTAAAACATCCAACCTGTTTTTCCATATAATGAAATTCAGTTTCACCATTTTCATTTTCTATAATTTCAACATTGTGAGCATAAAAATCCTCTGTGCCATCTGGTAACGTATGTATATACGCAAGTATTGGACGATATTTTAATGTAGGCATTGCCTTTTCCATATTTTCTTGAGAAATATGCGAACCATTCCTATTAGTTTCTATATGACATACCTTAAGCTTTAATTTAAGCATCCCCGGCATATCATCATTAGTAGATTCAAAAAATCCATTAGTTTTAACAACAATTGGGTTGCCATACTCTTTTGAACTAAAATTTACAGATTTGTTCTGTTCTACAAAGAACTGATATAAACTATCAAGCGTTAAAATTTGCTTATTCACTGTTTTATCCTCCTTTCGTGTAAATTTTATATGTAAATCCTCACAAAAAGGATATTACAGTAAAGTTGTTAATTGTTGGAGATGTATTTCCACACAAATCCTCCTGCAGTCTTATACTTATTTTTTAAACACGCTGATATATTGCTGCGATTGATATGTAAAGTTTCTCCCGCACTTTTGACAGAGTCCCATTCTCGAATAAAAATGTTATCTTTGGTGTATTGTGCAATTCTTTTCTTATGTGCGTTACCATTGTTTTTACGCCAAACATCCGTGCAATATTGTACTGCAAGTTCGCTGTGTCGTCGCCTCTTCTCGTCCGTCCAATAATTTTTATTTGATTCGCTAATTTTGCGACGAGTTTCTTCTGTTCGTGGTTTACCATAATTAATATTATTTTCACCTAGATGCGATTCTCTCATTTTTTGACGTATTTCTTCTGAAATACTTGTACCAATATGAAGTTCCCTTTGCATATTACTAAATACAATGCGGGCCTCCTCATATTCCTCAGAGGTAATTTCAACCCTCCCAATATGAGACATCATCCACCACGCACAGGTTAATTTGTTGTTTTCAGGATTCTCTTGCGCCAAAAGTTTATGTGCAACAAAATGCTCTCGTGCTAACAAATCAATTAGATTGCCATCATCATCTGTGCCGCCAAGACATTTTGGTACAATATGATGCCTTTCATGATATGTTTCGTCGCAAACAAAACGTCCGCGAGTGTCTAAAATATTTTGTATAAATTCTGCATAACTCATAATTATTTCCTCCAAATACTTTTCAAAATAAAAAACAGAAATCAGTGTTTTCTTGACTTCCATTCTGTTAATAAATTATTCAATTGCTCATTGCCGTTAAATACCCAATATTTTTTGTTGGTGGATGGGTGTATTCCTGCAACAATTGAAGCCTGTCCATTGGCAATCAAAAATTCTTTTAGTGGATAACTGTAACAATAAAAATACTTATCCATAATAAATCTTCTCCTATAATCATTTTGTGTTGTTAAATACTTAAAATATTATCATATACAATCTTGGTCTGATCCACGGATTCAAAAGTTAGATTCTGCGGAACTTCATTTAAAAATGTATAGACACTGCCAATATGCGAAACAAGTTTAAAATTTAATGCTATCAACTTGCTCGCAGTTTCACCATCTGTCGTTTTAATAAATTTCTTCTCCATAATACCACCTCATTACTCAACAACTTCGACAGCAGTCAAAGCTCCAGTATCATCTACTGTAATTCTAAACTTCTTTGTACTGCCATCGGTAGTAGAATTTAAAATCATCGCATTCGCCACCGCATTGTTAACGTATGTTTCAGAGGCAAGCCCAGCAACACTAGGTATCGTAGGTTTGTTGGTTAAATCATTATAATTACCGCTGAAATTAGATTTTGCATTCCAGGTAGCCTTTTCTGTGTCAGTAACAACTCTGTGGGTAGCATCCTCCGCTAAACCCGCCAAAGTTGTAGGAATAGTTGTTGTGTCGGGTAAAGCCTTTACATCCACTGCACTTAGCGTAATATTTCCACTCAAGGCTTTGCCATTAACCATACGAGATGTAGGAACTGCGCCCACATCAGAAGCGTCAAGAGAAATGTTTGAACTTAATGGTTTGTTGTTAATAGTCGTTGTCTTATCAACCTTGTTACCAAGTGTGGTCTCCATCTCGCCTAATGAATTAAATTCCTCGGAAGCACTACCAATAACCTCGTCTACCGCTTCTTTTACATACGACTCCACATCAATATCTCCAACTGCTGCCTGAGCGATTGCTTTATCGGTATACTTTTTAGCAACTGCTAATGTAACTAAATCCATACAATCACCCCTTATAGCTTAATCCAACCAGCCTCTGTAAGCATAAATGCATTGCCGGAACTAGGGCAGAATGCCTCGCTACCAACAGAAAACTTATCATGATTTTGGAGAGGTGTTTTTGTGGAATCTACTTTATTAATGGGAAGGGCATCAACCTCGGTATCATTCTCAAGAATGATGGACGCAAAGTTACTTGAAAGACCCTGTCCTCCAAATTGTTTAATTGTAGCCATAATCATTATCTCCTGTAATTATTAATTGTCGTTTTTATTTTGGTCTCTATCCTCAAGACCTTCATCACTCAGCTCTCCCTCAGACTTTTCAGGAGCACCTCCTTCGCCACCTATACCACTCTGAGTGTTCGAAGAAACAAGCGGATTTACCCATCGCTCTGTACCTAATTTTAGGAGTTGTCTTTCAAGGAAGTCCATACCAAAGCTCTCCTGAGGATTAGCTCCAGCCATCGCCGCAAGTTTTGTCTTGACAGGAAGACCCAAGCCTGCCAATTTCGTCATCTTTTCAATTTCGTCATCCATAAAGTAAGGCGAAATATCAGAATACTCAACTGCAATAGTCTCAACATTGTAATTATACTTTAAGTAAAACTTCAACCACGCATTTAACTGAGGTGTCATACTCATAGCATCCTCACACTCTGCCTTGAGTGCCAATTTAAACGATTGGCTATTTGTAATTTTGTTAGAGTTCAAGATAATAGAACCATTAGCCTCGATAAGATTCATATACGCTTTACTAAGAACATTAACATCACTAGCATCATTATCTTTAAACTCAATAACATCCAAGTCTAAAGGAGAAAGTGCAGTTGTTACATTTTCAGGCAATGCGTCATTAACCTTTCTCATAAATGCTAATGCCAAATCTAAATCCACCACAAAGTCATCTGGGTTTTTTGAACCACTAATAGTGTCAAGTTTACCCCAAATCATTTTATAGTTTGCCAATGAGTCAATCTCGTCTTGTGCTGCCTGTAAGTCAGTAACAGAAATTACCTGTTCCATCAGGCCTGAAAGTGGAGGAATAGAATAATCGAGGTTATCGGGATCTACCTTGAGACAAAATGTTTTTTCAATAGGAAGTTGCTTCCATTTAATATTATCCCTTGTAAATTCGTTATAAAGAGTAGTAAACACTTCATCATAATATTCCAACTGCTCCTCATTACCTCTAAAATATGACATATCAAATAAGAAACCGGGTACGCCATTATCAAATGACGCGCACGATATTTTGCAACGGTCTGGATCTAACGGGTGGATATAAAAACTTCCTTCACCCTCTGGATCTCCATAACAAAAACCATATGCTACACCGTGTTTCCACGCGAGAAGATTCATCTTGAGTATCTGAGATTTCATATTCATATTAGCAACAATATCAACAACGCGCCCATATTCCTTGAGAATAGACTCTTCGTCATTCTCCTCAATCATACTAACAATGGGATAAGCGCTCCAAACCTTACAATTCATTTGATGCGCCTTAAATCTAATCATACGACGATATACATGAGAAATTGTATAAAGATAATTACTAAGTTTCCTCAAGTTGTTGTTATTTGATTCAGTAGCAGGGTTTCTTAAATATGTCCTAAGTGTCTCTCTACTATAAGTTGTAGTTGTTCTATTCGGAATTTTTTCTGGATTAAACAATTGTAAAACATTCTTCAATTCTTCGGCGAACTGCTTTATTTGTTGTCTTTTTTCGTCTTCTTTTAACTTTGTAATTTGCTCTTTAGTTTCCACGGCACTTCACCATCCTTTCTATCCGAAAATTCTATCAATGTGTTTTCCATTAGAAACTACAAATTTAGAAAGCACTTCTTGTGTACTTCCTATGTTTCTTTTTTTATTCTTAATATGTTCCAATCTTCGTTCGGATAAATACCAGCCAAGCATCGCTAGCACATAAGCACGGTCATCGTGCATAGTAGCTTCACTTGCGCCCGTATCTGCATCCTTGTGTGCCGGTAATTTAAAAGCATCTTTACCAGAATCACGTTTTGTTCTGCATATATTAACTATTTCTTCTTTCATTGCATCTATCTGTACGAGAGCAACCTCTTCGTCCACCGATAGTTTATATAACGTTGTTTTAGCTGCATCAATCATAGACAACTGTTCCTCTAGTTGTTCCTCATATGCATTAACACTTAAATTCTTTTTGTCTAATTTCTCTCTGATGGCAAGCTCAGAGCGTTCCATCAGACCTTTATCCACCTCAAGAATATTTAAATACCCTTTATTGTCATATTTCTCGGGAAATGTTATCTTATTAGCCTCTACCATTTTGATAAGTGCTTCATACATCTCCGACTTGTATTTTGACGGCTCAATAAGTTTTAACTTATCAATCGCCTCTGGGAAACGACCAATATACTCGGGTGCATACTCTTTATCAATAAGCCCACGATGCTCCTTGCCAGATTTATCAATCCAATTCTCAATTAACGAGTCTCTAACCCATGAATTACCGCCTCCGCCAGAACCCGCGTCGGCTAGCAAAACTTCTATATTCTCATAGTCAATGATATCACCGTTATAATTAATTAATGCTTCTCTGATTTCTCTTATCTGATCTTGATACATCATAGGAGTTCTACGCCTTAAACCCAAATCAGAAAAAGATATACAATTGACAATATCCATTGTATAACCATCTTCTTCATTATATTTAAGTTCGCCAATTCCCAGTATAGAGTTGTCGGTGTTTCGTGCAGGGTCATATGCGAGCACGAATTTTCTCTGATTATTATCATTACAAAGTACTGGTGGCCTTGTATAAGAGTTTCTTACAATTAAAGCTCTCTTAATAATTTGACCAACACCGCCGTCCTGAGTAAATCTATTATAATACTCTCTTAATGCTTTTTCTGGATTATTACGCATTTCCGTATCCACAGTTTCTTTATTCAAAAGAGATGCCGGATATAATTTTCCTCTAAAGGTAGCATTAATAACAATGTCACAGTTTATATCCGCCACAAAATATCTGGGGTCTCCAAGAAACATCTTTTTGCTAAAGTCTCTATACTTATTGTAAAACGAAGTATCAACAGACGAAGCCGAAGAAGCATATAAAAGCTGATGAGGAAACTCACTAGGGAGTGCGGAGATATCAATGTCTCCACCAAGTTTAAAATTACTGTTTAACGCCGTAAAAGCGCCAATAACATTAAACACCTCTTCAGAGAGCCATCCACCCTCGTCAAAGATTACAGATTCGCAACGTTTACCTCTTTTTGCATCGATATTACTATTCAACGTCTTTACAAAAGATCCATTATACAGTGAATAAGTAAATCCCATAGGGTTATGAATAAATCCATTTGAAGATGATTGAGAAATCTCAACCTCATTCTTAAACACATCTGTCAAGCCCGTCATTGATTCTATATTCTTCAAGGCTATATCTTCAATTTTCTTGAATGTCTCTTGAGACTGGTCTGCCGTTCCTGAACAAATATAAATTCTGTAATTGTTAAATAGCAAACCTTTCATCATAGAATAGAGAGCTAACATGGTCGTCTTACCTGCAGCTCTCGACTCAAGCCATAATGCAAATGGCTTTGTCCAAGAGTTCATAAAAACATATTCTTGGGCATCAAGCAAATCAACACCAAGAAAAATGGACATAAATTTAGTGGGGTTTCGTATGCCCCACTGTTTTATTTCGGCTAATTTTTGATATCCCTCTAATTTGCGCTGAGACATATCATTATCCGAAGGTTTAATATAAATTGAATAATTTTTAGGAATAATTATTTCTTTAGATGGAAGAATTATTTCACTCATTTATGCCACCATCCTTATTCCTGATATAGTATCGTATCATTACTTAAATGTTCTTTAATATCAATACCGCTCTCTTCAAGCAACTTTTTTAAGTCTATGTTCTCACGTAACAATAGTCTAGCTTTTTCAATAGACTCATTTGCCTTCTTATTCATCTCTTCAATTGTTTTCTTTTGCTCTGTTAACATCTGTACGTAATCATTTTCATCAAGATTGATTTGTTTAAGTATAGATGCGTTGCTTATATCAGCAACTTGTGCAAGTCCCGACGCGGTTTCTGCATCAAAGATGTTGACCTCGGCTTCTCTTAAATTCATTTCCTTCATAATACGAACTTTACCAGTCCAGGTGTTCTCGCCCTTAGTGTTATTTTTATTATGCTTTAATGAAATACAGTTTTGCTCGGCAAGTTGTGAAATTGTTGCGCTAATATTCTTCTTAGCATCCAATAATGCCTTAATCTCGGCAGAACCACCATTTTTAGCCGCACTAATCATTGCCTTAGCAATCATATCATCTAGCTTTTGTATTTGTAAAAAGCCTCTAACAATGGTGATAACAGATGATGTTCTCATTGCGTCATCATTATTGCCGCCCATATCCAAATATCCAACTGTTTGTGCGTACAATAACGGTTTGTCCTCTAGCAATTCTTTCTCAAATGGGTCATAACCTACCAATCTGACAACATCTCTTCGATTTCTTTCTAATTCTTCTGCTACATCGGGAGCGATATAGTCATCTACATTGCCTGTAGATGAAGAACTAGAAGACTCTTTTTTAAATAAATCCCCATCTCTCCAACGCATTCCTCTGTACTGAGGTAACTTTACATTTGTTATATATGCAGACCAAATATTGGTCTTTGGCAATTTCAATGTGGGATCATGCACCTCTTTATAAGAGGCCTCCCACAGTCTCTCAATATACGGTAGATCCATTCGCTCAAGCGCATCACATAACGAAGACTTGGTTACCTCTCCATATTGCGCCCTTTGAGTATTATAGTTTCTCGCAATCTTCTCAATGCACAACTTGCAAAAAGGATTGACACCTACACCATTAAACGGATCTGTCGTAGTGTAAAATGAAGTCTTCTTCTTTTTTTCGCCACAACAATAACACAAATACTCTTCCTTTTCTTCTGCCTCTTTTTGAGCATTTGTCGCCATTGACTTCTTAGGGGCACTCTTGCCCATTGCTTTTGCCATAGATATCACTCCTTTCTATAGATTTGAGGAGCAATTAGTCGATATCTATGCTAATCTGCTCATATTCTACTTCTGCTTCCTTCTTTGCCTTAAGCTCGTCCATAAGATCGTTAAAATCTACCTTAAATGACTCGTTGTTATCAAATACAAAAATAGTCTTATCTGTATTCTCTCTATTTGCCTTAATATCAATCACGATATTTTTGTGGCACTCACAGCCATCTGCAAGTGCTACACCACAATAAGGGCAAAATTTCAGCTCGCCGTTTAACTTAAGCAACTTTCTACTAACCTTCGCGTCGAAGCAAAGCTGACTCTTCTTGTTCTTAATTTCCTTCATAATCTATTCCTTCTTTCTAATCATTTTACATTATTAATTCAGCCCAATGTCATATAAACATTTGACCGTTCTCTTACTATTTGTAATAAATACGCATTGTTCTGGTTCTCCAGATATTCTATTGTCAACACAATGAGTATCTGTGCCAACCGCACATCCACACTGTACAATTTTAACACTGTGTATAGTATCAAAAGCATTATGGTGTCTGTGACCCATAATGATACCATCTGGCTTTCTTCCAACCATTAATGTTAAGTCTGAAACTACTTTGGATACCGTATCCTTGTCTCCGTGTACCACATAAAACAACTTATTTCCACTCGTAGTAAAACTATTAATTGTTGAATCGATAGGAGAGTCTTCGTAAACCTTAACTACATCCTCATTAACAAACATTAAATTTAAATAAAATGGAATAAGTTCATCTAATTCTTCTCCTTTTAAGTGATCTTCTTTGTTCTGTGACAATCTAGAATGATTACCGGCCACCGAACGTACTTCAATTTCTTCGAACGCCTTCATTTTAACAAGTTCGTTAACAAAGTTACCTATATATACGGACGCTATCTTAACTTGTTTAATAACATCCTCATTATTTTGAAGTCGTAAATTAGAGTGAATAAGTCCACTAACATTATCTCCGCCCAAAACAAGATAGCACTTTTTGCACGAGTGAGTTCTTTGAATTTCTCTAATTTCATCCAAATATTTATTAAGACGATTTTGCAGAATGTTAGTGTTAAATTGATTCCAATAATTATCACACACGATACCAACATGCAAATCACTTAAACATATAATCATCTCATCATCCGATGTGCCAGAAAATGTATAATCAGGACTATAATCAAACGGAACAACAGTATCAGTAAGAACTCGATGAACAAGCTCAACCAATGATTCCTTTCTAGCCTCTTCCCTAACTGTCTTTTGATAGTCTAATCTCTCATCTCTTAATTTAATCTTTGCTTTTTCAAGTTCTCTCTTTTGCTCTATTATTGTAAGCATTTCCTCGTCAGTAAATCTTTCTCTACTAAAAATACCCTCATAAGCAGTTACAAAATTTCTATACTTCTTTCTGTATGCCGAAGAATCATAATATTGTGTTTCATCCTCTCTGAAAGTTTTATTCAAAAAAGTGGCAATCTCGGGCCAATTATCTGTTAAAAGTCCTGAATCTTTCGCCTTACCGATTCTCCATAAACATTGATCCTCGGTCTCGTTAGGTAAATGTACTAAAATATTACTCATAATCTCTTTTCCTTTCTGATAAATTAAAAAGAACGGCATTAACCGTTCTTGTTATTTTCATATGCTTCTTGAAGTTTTGATCTATAATCTTCACTAAACTTACAAGCAGGCTTTACAGTAGCTTTCACTATAACTGGTTTTTGATTGCGTGGGTCAACCCTATCTCTTTCTGGTACGATATGAGTTGATACCTTAATGCCCTGCACTAATTGCACGGCCACGTCATTGTCATCAGTCACTTCACAAAGCGCGTCAAACACAACTTCATCCATACATTGAAGTAGGCTTCTTACATCCTTCATATAATATCCACTTTTCTCCGATAATCTTCTTATCATTTCTTCACGCGTAATTGTCATATTCTTCTCTCCTTTTCTTATATATTTATTATTTGGTCATCCACGCAGGGCACGATCCTGCAACTCCTGGTTTCGAAGACCAGCACTCTATCCAATTGAGTTAGTGGACGATAATGATAGGAGGTTCCGCAGAACCTCCTATGGTTGTAGGCTTCACAAGTTTCCACAACGCGATCACTTGGTTGCGGTGGATGGACTCGAACCATCGACCTCCGACTTATGAGGACGGCGAGCTAACCATCTGCTCTACACCGCAATATGGAGCTTTCGCAGAGACTCGAACTCTGAACAGCTTGATTACAAATCAAGTACACTGCCAATTGTGTTACGAAAGCATGTGGTACCTCCGGCGAGGTTTGAACTCGCGTCTTAGCCTTGAAAGGGCCATGTCTTAACCAACTTGACTACGGAGGCATTATGGTGGGAGAGGTTGGAGTCGAACCCACTAAGCCAGAGGCAACGAGTTTACAGCCCGCCCCAGTTTCCGATTTGGTACTCTCCCATATATGGCGATTCCGAGGGGACTTGAACCCCTGGCCTCTAGCGTGACAGGCTAGCGCTCTAACCAACTGAGCTACGGAACCGTATATGACAGTTTTTTGATAGGCTCACTGACAAAACCTCTACATAAAACAGGATTAAAATGCCTGTACACATGGTGGAGGATATGGGCTACGATCCCATCACCTCTTGCTTGCAGGGCAAGTGCTCTCCCGAATGAGCTAATCCCCCATATGGCGGGAGATAGATGGATTGAACATCTCTAGGCGGATTAACAGTCCGCTGCCTAACCACTAGGCTAATCTCCCATATTGCTCGTATATACCGACGAGCACGGTTATATCAGACCGCCTACAAGTGTGCTTGGTAAGAACCAAGCCTGTAGGAGAAGTTCAAAATTAAATTACTTCACCAGTTTCCTCATCAACTTCAATCTCAATCTCAAGGTCAACATCAACTTCAATTTCTTCTTCCTCGTACTCTTCATCATACGAGAAACTAAACTTCACGGGATGATCATTCAAATCTGCAAGCACTCTTGCGAGATTGTATTCTCCCTTGTCTTCACAACAAACAATAATTCTGTCTCCCTCAATAGCAAGTAAACCGCTTCCCGAGACCTTGTAATTTTTCTTCATAGAATCTGCCATAATCTTTTCTCCTTCGTTTAATCATTTTGTTTTGTTAATCTAATAAATCAGCAAGGGCCGAAGTTTCACTTCGCTCTGCATACTTCCACTTATAACCGCCTGCCGTTTTATATACCCAATTACAACAACTAATGACGTCAGAGTGGTCAACATGTAATTCACGTTCTATTTGTTTTGCCGACTCCCATGTTTTAATAAAAATACCATTCAAATCATATTGATTGATTGAATAACTTTTCTTTTTTATCCCTCTTTTTCGTGCTGTATCTTCAGAGTAGTCAACATTACATGCTTTTAGTATATTTTTAACAGTATTTCTCGAACCATTAATCGCTTTTGCTATATCGCTAACCGTATATCCCTTGCTCCATAAATCACAGACTTCTTCATAATCCTGCTTTAAGGCACCGTCTCCGCCACGAGTCATGTTGTATCCACAGGTTTTATCAAAGCTATGATAAAAATCAATATAAAATATTTCCTTTTCATTTAAGTCTTCTAAAGCACACTCTTCAATAATCTCAAATATAAAATTATCTAATCCATATTTGCGTATCGACCGGTATAAATAACAATTATATTGCTTATCTCTCTCCTGAAAAGCTCTACTTCGATGTCTAATCCACCTATCATGAATGTCTACGCTTTTACCAATATAGCACTTTCCATTAATTTTGTTTGTAATTTTATAAATTCCAATCATAACTAATCTTCCTTTGTTAAAATATTTATATTAAAAGTGGTAATGTTCACCAAAGGATTAATAAACAAACAGTTTGCAACCTGCTGTCCCACTATTAATAATCATCTTATATTATTTATTCTAATGCATCTGCGTGACTAGAAATCCAGCCACGATAATTTGTGTTTAGTTCACACACAGCCGTTCTCGGATCATCCTTAAAGTGCTCCAAGTAACGAACAAATCCACTGTTTTCTGGATTATGATATAAATCAACCTGACCACTATGGCCTATAACAACTACCTTACAACTATCTGCCATTCTTGTTAAAGTCTTTTTAAGTTCGTCGCAATAGTAGTTTTGGGTTTCATCAAGAATTACAACTTTGTTTTCAAAATTACAACCTCTTAAATATACATGCGTAATTGCATCAATGTATGAAGTGCCATTCTTCTGATTCATAATATTATATTGATGAACCGCAGTACCAGGATTAATATTTAACTTCATCAACGCCTCTATCAATGGTTCGCTATATACTGCCGTCTTATCTTCAATTTCACCTGGAAGGAAACCAAGTTTTGACTCCTGAGTAGGAGATGATATATAAACAATGCCATCGTACAGCCCATACTGAACTAACAAGTTTGCCGTTGCGGTTGCGATAAACGTCTTACCAGTACCTGCTTTGGCATTACAGAACACAATCAATTTGTCTGGGTTCCAAATTGCGTCTCTAAATGCAATTTGCTCATCGTCCAATTTAAATCCATAAAAAGGATGATCTTTAAGTGTTTTTGGCGCCTCAGTACCCGAGGCATATTTTATATTATAGGATTTTGCCATAAATATCGCTCCAATCAATAAAGAGTATCTAAATCCGTGATAATCTCGTCAATAACTCCGTACTTCAACGCATCTTCTTCATTCATATACATATCGTCTGTCTTGAGCTTCTTAAGGAACTTATTATCAAAGTTTGTTTTAGAATTCACCTCATCGGTAACTCTCTTGCCCATGCCATCGAAGAATTTCTTTGCGCTGTTAATGTCATTCTGAGAGCCTTGATAGCAAGCCGAGCCAGCGTGGAACATCATACTTGTCATCGGAAGTGCGAATCTCTTATGTCCACAAGCAAGTAAATCTGCTGCCGCCGAATAAGCGGTGCAATAGCAACAAGTCCAAACAGGTGTCTTGCTTACCTTAATGGCACCAATAATCGAAGCGAGAACCTCTACTGAGCCACCAGGACTATCAATCATAACAAGAATTCTCTTTCTTTCCTCAACAGGTTTGCCCGCATCTTCTTTGTTACATCTAATGATGTACTTTACAAGATCAAGAGTTGTATCGTCAATTGCCGTATCAAGCATATAAACTCTGTCTTGCTCATTCTGATAATGGTCTCTTAAACCAACATCGGGCAACTGAAGCGTCGCTACTGACTCTGGAATTGAAAGCAATAAATTTTCAAGTTCATTCATAAAATCTTCTCCTTTTTATTTCTGCTAAGATTTTGATATAGGAAAATACTAATCATTTTGTATTGTGTCCTATATCATTATAGCTTTTTGAAAGTCATTCCATAAACCCCTAGGTTTTTCCTAATCATTTTGTGGTGTGAGATTTTGTCCACGAATTTTATCTCTGCGTTTTTGTTCGGACAATCTTTTACTCTCCAAATGAGATTCTCTAGCGCATTCTTCACAGTATTTTCTAGGTTTGGTCTTGCCTTGCCTCATCAATCTATCACACTTTTGACATCTAGCATATCCCTGGTCATCATTCTTCCACGATAAATAAATATATGCCAACTCCAAATAATCAATTTCCTTGAGTTCAAAAACAATCTCATCATCTAAATTATGTGAAACAAAATCGACAATCTGAATGGTGGATACTGGGCTTGTATTATGTTGCAAAACGCCTTTATCATACAAATTAGCATAAAAATACTCGAAATTTACACGATTCATATTAATACGAGCCATATTCTTAATTTCACTAAGTTTCAAATATACCATATCATTGTCTTCACCAGACACCTCATTGTGATACTTGGCTAAAGCAAGAAGAACAAATGCGATTTTCTCTAACTTAATATCATCAAGACTGACAATAAAGTCAAGCTCTGACTTCGTAATATAAATATGATCAACGCGCTTCAAACCAACTTTCTTAGCACTATTAATCGCCTTATTAACAAACTCGTAGATATCAAAGTCCGTCAACCCAATAGTACTTTTGGAGGTGACGAAATCAACGATGTCATTATAGTTCTTCTTGTCGGTTAAATTTTTTATAAAATAATTGTAACGCGCCCTTTTATAAATTGTTCTACCTATATGGTCTTCTTCAAGAATTCCAGACTCAACATACGATATCAAATCTCTTCTTTCATCAAAACAAACACCTTTAAACTTCATCTTCATCACCTCCAGTAACATATTCTCTCATTAAATATTTCTTACCCTGAACTTCAAAATCGCCATTAGAATCTACAATAGGATAATATAAAGTATTTTCGCTTGACAGTCTTTTAATAATAGTCTCGCCACAAACATTCCACAAGATTTCCTTATTACCATTATACTTATAGCAATAATCTAAAAGTAGGTCGCAAAGTTGCTCTTCATTATTGCAAACCTCACCAAGAATATCAGCAAGGTCATAATCAACATTAGAATATTCTTCATCGTACTGAGCTTCTTCTTTGTTTAATAAGAAACCTATAACACACTTAATTGCTTTCTTTTTTTCAGATTTCTTACATAATTTTGTGATTTTATCTAGAAGGACAGGACTGCACTCCTCACTACTACGCACCAAAGCATATAAATCCGCCTTGTTTGATACAAAGGTCGTTTTACCATCAAATATATCCTCAATCTCCCAACAAATCATGTTACAGGTTGACTTAGAACTATCCAAATTTAAACTATGTAAGAATCTTTCCACGAAAATTCTTTGTTCTTCCGGCAAGAACTCATTGTTATCATACGCCGCAAGCATTTCGTTCAATTCCATCCTAAATTTCTGACGAGCATTAGTAATTGCACGATTTGTAGTCTCCCTGTATTCTTTCATCATCGAAGAGTAGTTATATCCAAAGAAATACGGCTTTTTGTGAGCACATATCTTCTCGTAAAACTTCATTTTGTCATTATATTCATCTGTATATTCATCACTCTGATTGCATTCGCTTAAAATATACCAAGACTTCTGCATAGGATATGTTTTAATGCCCTTAGCCTTGTCAATCTCAGCCTGCTGAACAGCCTGCATACATTGAGTTCTATATTTAAGAACCTTATACTCCTCATCATCTTCAGAGTAATTTGCCATCAGGGATGTCATCGACGTACACCTATTGGTTATCTGTCCAATCTTTGAGCCAAACCCATTCAAATTAGACTGAATAAGATTCTCCTCTGTGATAACTTCCTTTTTTGCATTATGCTGAATACATCTCAGTGCAGGTAAATTAGTTTGCCTACACATCAATGCTTCGTTGTCGGTGGTAAAAAGTAGGTCTCCGTCGTAATCAAAGCCGTTCAACGCTGCCGGCATAGTATCCCACGCATTAACAATTGCGATACTTTCCATATATTTAAACCACTCTTGTGCGACTTCATCATTACAAATCTTTTGTCTAACAATGGAGTGCTCGTTGCTCATAGGCGCTCGATAGCACAAAACTTCCTCAACATTACGGTCCAGCCAAAATTTACTATATATCTCACCTGGTTTTAATAAGCCAGTTACTGGCAAACCAAATATACTTTGTGCCAACGCATATAAGTCTCCACTCAGAATCTGGAAATTGCCTCTCACATCCAATACACCAATTTTTGCATCTGTAATACGTCTTTTAATCATGCGGTGAATTCTATTTGATATATAATCATCTCCAACCAACGCAGGGTTTAACATAATTGCGCGGGCCACAACATCTGAATAAGCCACATTGTCATCATTTAGCTTACTTCCACACAAATAAACTAATGTTTTTCTGTAATCTCCGCCTAAAATATCGACAATTTCATCAACCGTAGGCTTAATAAGATCCTTAACATCCTCTCGTGTAAGCTTCAAAGGAGCAATAAACTGATAATTTAACTGTCTTACTTCATCCATTTCCTCATAGTTAGCAGCAGTCTTAGCCACACGGAAAGTGTATTTATTTTCAATGCAAGACTCATAATAATGCTCCCAAGAGTTGTAACTTTTCCAAAGTTTTAACTGTGATTCAGTGATAATCAACTGTGCATCGCGCACATCTCTTTTATCGCCCCAAACATCCTCAATTAAATACAAATCTGAGTGTTCATCAGATGCTCCATTAACCACTTCTGCGAACTTTACAATATCAAATGGAAACACCATACCTTTTGTAAAAGCATTTCTCAAATTACATCCACATAACGGTCTGTCATAATCTCCAGTGAGCTCTCCGTTCCATCTTTTGGCGAGCTCTATTGTCATAATGCCACAGCCGTCGTTGGCATTATTTTCAAACTCTTGGTCCTTTTTGAGCTCAACAGTTGGCTCACAAGGGTAGTTGCTGTCATCTACATCAATAAAATCTGCTAAAAACTTTGTAATAACATCTCTTACTACGATTGTTCCTCCAGGAATTTTCGACTCACCGTCCATCGGCCAACTCACAACGTTGGAGCCAGACGCCGATAAAGCCTCATACGCAGAATATTTAGCCGGTACCAACGGTACATCCCAATTGTGATTGTTAGCAAGACGTTTTTTAAGCTCTTCATGAACTCTTTCACTAACATACACAACAGTAGACATCTTTACGCCTCCGACGGTACAAAGAAGTCGTTTATATTTGATACCATTGATGCTAAAACCCTTATTTGCCCTCATATAGTGAGAATTGTTCTTCATAACAACACTCACATAGTCTTCTCGGAACTGAAGTCTATACAATTCCTTGTACAACTCAGAGATTTTTGCTCTATTATCTGCATTAACCTCTTGTTTTTTTAAAAATTTGATCTGCCTCTTAACTTCTCTCGCTTTGATATCATAGTCCTGCGTGCCGTTCATCTCATTAATCCATGATAAAATTTGCGAATCTGCTAAAGCGACCACAACTCCGTCCATCTTACGCGCCTGCTCAAGAGGCAATTTTAAATCCCAATGCTTCAATTCAAGCAATGATGAATCTAATTTATATATATACTGTTGTAATTTTTGCTGTTTGCTCAACGCCCATCACCGCCTTAATTATTCTATACTATTTGCACCAATATGCAATGCAAAAGTGCAATTTTTGCACCTTAAAAACTATTGAAAAGTGCAAATAATCATTTTGTATCGTAATTATTATACCAAAACAACGACTAATGTCAATTATCTGTCCTACCAGCAACTAAAATAGCTGTTATAAACACACCTAAAATACTACCACACACAAGGCCAACACCTAATCCAATCCAAAACATTATTCTTCCTCCTCGTCATCATCGCCGAGTAGGTTTCCAAGTTGTTTCTCCGACATTTGCTTTTTCTCGGCATTTCTGATAGTAATTGCTCTTGCCGGCGCCTCAAAAGCACCGCCACAAACCTGTCCGTCCTCGTAAACGAACTCTGCAGTCTGTGTCCAACCTTGCTTTTTGGCTTTGTTAAAATGCTTCGGTACGGTAGAATCCATACGCCAAACCTTATCTATGTTATCATAAACTAAAATAGTCTCTCTTTCCTCCGCAGAAAGCCTTGTAGTTACTTTAATTGTCTCCATAGTCATCCTCCTCAATTACAATCACATTGCATAAGCCGCTATAAGCCGTACACGCATCAATAGCCACAATTCCGTCATCTATAAATGGTGAAAATGACTCTTTCCAATCCTTACGGCATTTATTAGGCCACTCTTTTCGCTCTTGTCTAATATGAGACCAGCCCCACGAGCAGTGCCAATGCCCACAAACCACCGTCTTGCCAGGAACTCTGCATACTGGATTTTTCCACTTTTCCATACCGTTTGCCCAGCGGGCACGCTCCCAATCTTCGCTAGTGCCATCTCTAAAGTCCGTCAACAAAGGCACCCAGCCGTGTACAAGCACAAAATCACCGATTTCCGCATAATCTACGCAATTGTCGGAGATAAAACCCAAAATAGGCTGCATAGTTTCACAAATCTTGTCTCGCCACGTAGGATCGTAAACAATCCATTCACTTTGTCCACATAACATACATATAGTTTTTACGGTACCGTTTGAAAAATGGTGACCGCTAGGCACCCGACCTCTATAAATTTCCGACATACAATCAAACAAAAGACTTTCATGATTGCCAGCTACATAAACCAGTCTATCCTGAGCCTGAAGTTCCTTAACAAACTCAAAAAGCTGTCTCGATTGATCTCCGCGATCAAAAAGATCGCCACAAACGCACAAAATGTGGTCTGGATTATCCTTTTCGAAGCCTTTTTCATTCAAAGCAACCGTCAATTCATCCAAAAAACTATGGACATCTGAGGTCACAAAGTACTTTTTACTCATCTTTCTTCTCCTTTAACACTCTCGGTATATACTTCCTATCCTTGTGGTAGTTCTCTGCCTTCCTAACATCTCCGAGCACTTTAGTCATCAAATTTAGCACCTTTTTGTGTTGTGGATCTTCAAAAAACTTCACAATTGGTTCAAATTCCTCGATTCTGTCCTTATAATAACGCCTATCCTTGCGATTAATCATCAATTTTGTGGCAATTTTACTACGTTCATCTCGCTTCAGACCGTCAAGTTCAAGGCTATGCAGGTAATCTTGCGTCAATTTTTCTTGAATTTCTGCCTCTTCAGAGCAAAATCTATACTGTGACTGAGCCTCGGCAACAAAATTCAAGAACTCTGTTATATATTCTGACGGCTTCTTGTCCATCTTATCAACTCCTAATCATTTTGTAGTGTAATTAGTATAGCATATTTTCAAATAAATGTCAATATACTTATAAAATCATTTACAATTTATTTACAATTTTATTACTAAGTAATTATCCGTTTTAAGGCACTTAGGCTCTAGGGGTATTCTCGGTCACAGGAGAGTACCCCAAGTCGAGTTTTGCCTAAGTAGTTGCGAGTTTTTGAGGTAAAAATAGCTATTTATCCTTCTGTTTCTCTTGATGTTCTTTAATTGGAGTTATAGGGTCTCCAAACTCTTTACGAATCAGATAACAATCTTCACATACAAAATGATATCCTGTACCTTTGCCACGTAGAATTTCATATGTATAGCGTGGTCTATCCATTTCTTTACGACAGTCTTCGCATAAAAACCTAATATCTAGCTCCCCTGTGGTATAATCCTTGAGATAAAATTTTAAATTATCAAATATCATATTAATTCTCCTTTTCTGTGGGCGATTTAGGGAGAGGCATCCAGTGGGTGACCCTTTCTAGAACCCATAATCCACTTCCTTGATCGAAAATATGCCACTCATTTCTAGCATTTAAATACGCACAATAAATGTTATTGTTGTCTGGGCAGTAAATAAGCACGGCTGTAAATAACTCTTCCGGCAACCTATCCTCGACGCTAATCCATTCATAAGGATTAATAGTGGGTGCATTGTCTATAATGTTTGTAACTTCACAACATACATCTGACGAGCAATACGGACGTAGAGCCGTCCATAAATGAAGTTTATCTGCATCAATTAGCCTCATCACTTATTCTCCTTTACTTCAAATCCAAAGCACCACTTAATCATCTTCTTCTGGAACCAGTTGAATTTCTTGTCAACATTAATAGCCATAGAATATCCGTCGTCACCTATACAAATAGTTGAGATGGGCAATTTGGGTCTACCAATGGCATACTCGGGTTCATAACCTTTGAATGTATAATTCTTATCTTCCATAATTAGTTCTCCTTATACATATCTTTCTACATATTCTCTATCCTGAGTAAAAATAGGAATCTCTTTATCGAGCGTCCAACGAGTTCTTACTGATGTTGCGTCAATGGGACAATCTTCACAGCCAAGAGCAACCTCAGGATAGTACTCCTCTTTGATACAGCACACGCCACGCTTAAACTCTGTCGGCATATCGTTAAAATTGATGCCCTTCTGAGTCATCAGCATATCCTGAATGTCATTACAAGACTTACCATGAAGCTCCTTGTGAGAGAAGTTGCATTGACCGAGCATCTGAATAGCGTTGCGAGTAGCATCTTGTTGACGCCAAATAAAGCAGTTGGTTACTTCTTCCTTGGGAATGTTGAAGCAGCGAGAGTCGAACATAGCTTTATTTAACTTGCTAAATAGAGTGTCAAAATAAGGATTGATAGTAGGATCTTCCTCTTCAAACATCTTATTATGATACTGCTCTGAAAAAACATCGTTAAAGACCATAGTCGCCATACTTGCCGACACACTACACATTTTCTGCACGTTGTAACCGAACCAAGCGTCAGTATCAAGAGTATCGTAGTCGGTGAGGAGCAGAGTGATCTCGTCAGACTGAGTGTAACCCAGCTTGCAACCCTGGATGTTCTCGCAGAGGTACTTCATCGTTGCGTTCATAGTATTGTGGAAAATTTCGTCGTAGGGCTTCTTTAAGCCCTTGGTGAAGGTGTGGAAGGCCTTGCCGTCGAGTCTGATAATGACCGGCATACGGCGTACTAGGTAGGTTTTGGCACGATTCTCGTAGTTTTCTTTCATACGGTCGCCAAGTGAATCTCTGTTATTACTCATTTTCGTTCTCCTTTTTATCTCTCAGTTTTAATATCTCAAGTGCCGTCTGATACAGCTCGGGATGTTTCATAATGTCCGAAACATCAAACATATCATTCAGCGTATCTAATGTACGCTCGTCGTAATAGTGATACTCTTCAATATATCTGCTTAACTCATTGTTGGGCATATATTCATCACAATATTTACGACAATATATGCAGTGGCCCTTGGTGCAGTCAGTATGACCGTCTCCGACATCAACGCAACAACAATAGGCGCAATTGTGACAACCGAAATCTTCGCCAAACTGCTCTTTAAGATTGGCTTCTTTAGCCTGTCTGTAGTCTTCACTTCTCTTTTGCAGAGCCTTCCTGAGGGCATCGATATCCTTTTCTATTTCTTTTAAGTCAATCATTTTGTATTCTCCTTCGGCAATTCATTAAGGTCAAGTTTATATCTGTTATTATCTATTTCAGCAGAGCTGGCTGACAAGAGTTTTATATCGATGCTCAGATCTACTTCGTTAATCCCTACTTTGATGGGTATAAAATGACAGTCTCCGTAGTTCTTGTCAATGTGCTCATGGATATAAGCATCTAGGTCTTCGAAAGGAATGTATAAATTTAATCCGTACATAGTTTTATTGTTCATTATTTTATTCTCCTTTTCTATAAATGGCGTATCTCTTTTGCCAGTCAAATAATCTCTCCATTCTGGTGTCGTGACAACAATAATCGCACCACTTTTGTCGCTCCAATAAACATCTGCATTTTCAATTTTTAAAATATCATCATAAGAAGGGTTGGAAGCAAGAGAAGGGAATGCATCTTGTGTGCCCACTAGCGATCTGCGAACCGTTCTTGTGTAACAACGTTCCTCTTTCGGTTTTGCCACCGGAGGCATAGCAGGACATCGATATTCAGGCGTTTCGCAACCTGTTTTCTTTTTCTTGCGTTTAAACATTGTTATTCTCCTTTGGCACTGGTGGAATTATAAAATCTTCTATGGGTGCGTAATAGCAAAATCCTTCAAAAAAGCAAGTAAGTTCTTTTATTGTATCTAGGGTACAGTCATAAAGTGTTTCATTATTAACAACGAAGGTTTTGCTAAAATAACAAGTTTTACAACCTTTCTTCATCTTTGTTCTGCCTCCCAGTATAAAAATCTTTGTCTGCCGAAGTAGTTTTCGTCTTCGTAATACTGCATTATAGCTTCATATCTTTTGTCCTCTACGGTATCATAGTAGTGAATATGGTCCATTAAAGTATCGTTGTAATGCTCGTTTATAAACGGCACGAGTTCATCAAAATTGTTAGTTTTGAACGCGCAGTCGCGCATACCGCCGCTAGGGTAGTAGTTATAGCAGTGAAATAGTAGGTATCTATACATAGTTAGTTCTCCTTTATTTCATTATTCCAGTTTCGTCTGGACCATTTGTATTCCATTCTTCAATGGCTTCTTCGCGAGTTGGCCTGTATTTGCCTCGTCGATGACAATTCTCGCAGATAACCTGAACATGGATTGTGTGTCCCCACAATGGGTCTTTGAGGTAAAAAACGCTTGGAATCCAACCACATTTACATTTGTTGGGTGTCATAACTGTTCTCCCTTGCTGCTACTTGAATAATTTTTTCAACATATTGAAGTTCATCAACCTTCTTCTCAAGGTCTTTGATGTAAGTCTGAATAACATCAAGTCCTTCGTTGTGACTAAAGTATCGGCATGTTGGCTTATCTGCGTTTTCGTAACGATAGGTCACTGGATAGAGTTCGATATCGTCAAAGAATGATTTTCTGTAATGGTTAATAAGTTGATTTATATAAAGCGATCTTGTATCTTCCATATTGGTTCTCCTTTAAATAACTAAATATCCAATCCAGCAGCGGCACCATTCATCTTTGTCAATCTTTCCGTCGCCATATCGACGACGCTCGATGTTGTAGTCGTATACATAAACCAATTGGCAGGTGAGCCATTCATCGCAATCTTTGGGTTTGCGAACTTTTCTTGTATTAGGGTCAATTATATAAACATCATTGTTGTTTAAATCTTCTCCGGCTTGGTAGAAAACTATAGTTCCGTGTTGAAATCTGTGTAACATAATTAAACTCCTTGCATGTTATATAAAATGCCAAGTACTTTCATATCCATACTCAGCTCCTTTTGAGATCCAAAGGCGTGGGCAACATCAAACTTGCTAGATTTGATTATGTATGTCGCAAATGGAAGAGAATAACCATCTTCAACAAGAATGTTTATTTCGTACTGGTTAACGGCATTTTGTATAGAACTTTTGAGTGCCATCTTCTTGTATTCTTCGGGCAAGTTTTGTGCGTCTGTGTCTTTGAGAATTTCATCAATAGAAAGCTCGGATAGAAAAATAATAGATTTAGAGGTAAGTTTATCATAATGGCCTCCCATATAATATTTTGCACCATTGAAGTCCGTATAAATAGACTCACCATATTTCTTCACGTCAGATACACGCACCAGAGCCTTAACTCTGAAAAATCTATGACTGTAGCCAATGCCATAGTAATTATAAACATCATTTATCGACAAGCAGAGGTGGAAGCCACTTTTGCATTCTTTGATGGGTTCATTTTCTGGCATATCGTATTGCACACCAAGTTCGTACTGATAACCTCTGCACTTCATATCTTTATCCGTGCCTTTGTAGCCTTCGACCCATGCCCATTCTTCTTTGGGCTCGGACGTGGGTTCGGGAGTCTCTTTGAATGACTCGATAGCTTTATCTATCTCTTGGACTTCTTTGATTGCTTTTTTAAAAAAATTCATTTGTTACTTCTCCTTTAAAAATTCATTGGGCAAATAGTGATGCCACGCTCTTTGAGGTATTGGATTACTTTATCGGCAGACAGATGTTCCATCATCCAACCAAGCGTAACATCTTTATCTTCCGTATAAACATTCTTGTAGGATATTGTATCGAAGTTCTTATACGCAACTCCATCCCAGGCATCCCGATAATAAACGGCAATAGTGGGTTTCGATCTCCAAAATGTCTCGCTATTATAAACACCATCAAGGAAGTTGTTACTGAGGTATTCGCGAGCTTCGTCAAAAGATGATTTGTCTAATATAAATTTGACGTCGCGGTCTTCGTCTGTGCAGCAGTATCCGATGCGGCCAACTACACGCCATTTTGCATCATCAACGGAAACATAACTGGTTACTTTATATACTTTTAGCATGGGCGGTTCTCCTTTACACATCTGTACCAATAGCAAAGCCGCAGATCCACCCAAAACCTACTGCCTGTATCAACAGGGTGATTTGTGTGAGGGGTTTTGTGCCGGGTACGCAAAATGATATGATTAAAACAATTGCTGCGACGATAGCGAGGGCGCCGTAGGCCCATTTAAATAGTTTCATAATCAATTCTCCTTCAGTTTAATCTTATATCCGAGTGCCTTTTCGATCTCGTCAAGCGTCATCTCGTGGACTTTTTCTTCGAGACGGGTGAGAGTGAAGAAGTCGCCTTTCTCATTAAACGGCTTGGCATACAATAAACCAAAGCCAAGATCCACATCAACAATTTTATATGGCACATTAAAACAATCATATCCACTGCTTATATTAACTTCGCAGTCAGGAGAAATGTGGAGGTCGATCTTGGGGATAGACGCTTCATAATAACCCTGCTTATCTTCGTAGAAGAATTTTGCCGAGAGGTAATATTTATTATTTTCTTGATAAAGTTGTAAGTCTGTAAGCTTCATTTTAGTTCTCCTTAAAATATTTCTCGTATTCTGCCTCGGGGCAGTCCATGTAGTTAAGCGGGTGATCATCGTGCCATTCGCCGATGTCGGCAGATGTAAGGCGGACGTGGTCTACAAGTAGTTCGTCACGCAGACGCCACATTATGTAGTCTTCGAGGTCTTGCTCGCCGAAAGAGCCGTCGATATCGGTTAGGTAGGCGGTTAGTTTAAATAGTTTGGCCATTTTGTTCCTCCTTTGATGCGTATATGATTTGATCAAACTCAATGTCGTTGTAATTAATTCCAGCAGAATCTCTTTTGTTTAAGTATTCGACAGAGATGTTATCTCTTGTCATTACTCTTTTCTTCCTATCTTCTTCGTCGGCAACCATAAGAATCTTGGTATCGCACATCTTCCAATAGTGGGTGTGGGGTAAAAGAATCCAGTCAAGAATAACATTGGAATGTGAGTTTAGAAGAGTATCTATCTCGTTCTTCATCCTGCTCCATACTAGATCACTCAGACTTTTGTAAAGATGTCGGTTGGCAAACACCAAGTCTCCAATGTATTTTCTGTCCACTGAGCCGTTTACCACGCTATCCTCTCCAAATAGTTCAAGTAACTTATTTTTAATGCTGTCAGATTCAAGAACTTTATGCCCAATGTCATCGATATGGACAACAAAGCATCCGTTCTCTTTTGCAAGCTCTTTGGCATAGGTTGATTTGCCAGAACCAGATTTTCCTGTTATTCCTATAATCATCTGCAATTCTCCTTTAAGTATTTATTAATTGCGCCGGGTACATAAGAAGATATTGACTCATTGTTAGCAAGTAGCGTTTTAATCATCGTAGAGCTTACATTCTTATTGACGTCTGCTCGGATAAAAATGGTATTGATGTTGCCAATATCCTTATTAAACTCTGCGAGGTTTTCTTCGTAAGAGTAGTCGAGACCATTATTTCGAACCCCACGAACAATGTAATCACAATGAAGTCTTTTAGCTTCTTTGTAGATAAGATTGCTTTCAGAGATAACTACCTCTACATTATCAAAGTAATTTGGGATAGACTTGCAAATTAACTCCTTGGATGTTGCAAGATTAATAAGCCGTTGCTTATTTGGGTGCTTCATAACCACGACATATACTTTGTCAAAGATATCTGCTACGTGATTAAGTACATTTAAGTGTCCATTCGTGAATGGATCAAAACTTCCTGGGTAAATTGCAACCATTAGTTCTTCCTCCTTAGAGTCGTATATCAAAATTGTCTAACAATTCTGTTTCGGCAAATACCCTATTGATAAATATATTCACAGAATCTTTCTTGCCGCTCAGTTTGATTTTAGCTCGCTCTGCGTCTGTGTATTTAACAACAATTCTAACAGCAAGCTCTGTGTTAATACCATCGTTAAACATAAATGCCGCCTTCGTAAATACTGTAACGGCAGATGATGCTGGACAGTATTTATATCTGCTACTCAAAATCTGTTCTGGAGTGTCGTACAAAAAAATCCTTTTGCTCTGAATTTTAATGGTTTTTGTCATTAGTTCTTCCTCCTACATCCGTGCTCGATAAGTTCTTGTTTGAGCTTTTCTTTTTCTTTGCGAAGATAAACAAGCATCTTCTGACACCATTGTCTGTCGCAGACGCCATTCAATAGCATTGCGGCAACGTCATCATAGTCCTCAAGTAATTTTAGTACTCCGTCTAGTCTAGTCATTGGTTTTCTCCTTTACTGTATATGGATTATCTTCTTCGAGCTCATCGGTGTCATACCAAGTATCTCCAAACTTAATTCTTTCGAAGTAGTCGCCACAATGGTCGCACGTAAGCTCGGATTTATTGTTGTGGACGATGCCGCAGTTTGGGCAGTCAATTGTGTAAGTCATCATTAATTCTCCTTCTTGTCTATAAAGAATGTTTCTGCGTCAAACCACTTATCCTTAAGAATATTGCCGATAATCTTAACTTGGTCGCCCCAACCCTTGGTGGCTGCACGCACATATTTGCCCTTAAGATCCTGAAATCTTTCGACACCAACAGTATCCATAATTCTCATTAAGTATTCCATGCCGGCGGCACTACCATCAAAGAAGTCATCGTCTGCGCCGAGATAACCCTTGCCGAGACAATAACCGCCATAAGTGACGCCCCAGCCTTCGCCTTGAAGTGTCATTGCCAAAGTGAGGCATCCGTAGTCGGCCATACTGAGGTCTACCTTTTCGATAAGTGCGTTTTCAATTGTGTAACCGAGTTCAATTAATTTGTTGTAATCATAATTTTTCATTTTATTTTCTCCTTATTCATAGTCTTTCACGCCCATCGCGTCTTTGATGTCATATTCAAGGATTGTTGAGTTCTCAAGAATATACTCATCTCCCTTAATATAATCTTCAATGGCTGCCTGTAAGGTCATATGGTATTTTAAATCAGTGCCGTATTGCCGAAGAAACTTATCTGTGTGCATCTCAAGATAGTTGAGGCAGTCTAATGTTGCTTCGGTAGCTTGTTCTTGAAGATCGCGAGCTCGGTCTAGGAGAGCTAGGGCGCGGTTAAGTTCGTTGTTGGTATTTTTCATCATTCTCTCTCCTTTACTGTATAAATCTTGCCTTCTTGGTCAAGGATCTCGTATTTGTCTAGGAACTCGTTCATTGAGACGGAGTCGTCGATGGTGACTTTGTATTCAATGTGGTCAATGTCGTTTGTGTTATTTAGGAATCCTAAGAGCGCCACCGTCAACATCATCATTATCAACAACAAGCTAACGACCCCTAGTGTGACTTTTCCCTCACAAAACCCATATGTCGCCAAAGCAACAAATCCAAACATCAATACAAATGCTATTGCACCAATCCATATTGGCAAAAATGTATTGTAAATTGTTTCTGAGCTTAAAATTTCTATGCCGTTCATTTGTTAATCCTCCTTATCACAAATTATATAGAATATTTTCGGCAAAGCCTTTCAAAGCACCTCTAGTACTTTCTGCCGTCATTTCTATATGGTCTAGTCTATCATTTTGTTGTGTCATCTCAGTTTCGTGCTCATAGGCCAAATCTTCAAGGGCTTTTGCTAAAGCGAGAAGACCTTCACTTAATTTGTTCATTACTTTATCTCCTTTCAACCATCATTCTTCGTAATAATTTTTATCCATCTCATATTCTTCAAAGCCATACTCGGCTCGGCCCTTGGTCCACTTCTTGGCAACCTCTTCGTACTCTGCAATGGCTTCTTTGGCTTTGGCTTCGGTTGAATGAACACTCATGACTCTAAAGCATTCTTCATATTCTACTACCATATATTCACATACTACATATACTTTCATTGCTCTACTTCCTTCCAACCATTTCGTTCAATAATCCGTCTCATATTAGCAACACCAACAGGGTTCGCACTGTGGATGCGAATAGGGTAGTTGCGGCCAGTCTCTTCAAGCCAATCGAGGAGGCGAATGTAGTCGCCACCATCCCAAGCATAAACTCCCGCATCATGATCCATGTCAATAAGTTCACATTTAATAACGCTACATAATTGTTCTTCGTAATGGCATAACTGTTTAAGCCTGTCAGCATGTTGTTCGAACAAGTCGAGGAAATTAATGGCTGAATTTACAGATTTATACCAAACATATCCCTTAGGTGCAGGTCTTACATCATCTAACCAAAGCTTCATATGCCAAGAACTCCTTTAATTTCGTTTATTATACTCTGATAACCCTCATCATCACCATTGACCGTTCTGTATTCAATACCAGCTATACTAAGAAGATTTTTAATAGGCTCGCCCAAAGCGTCGCTCTCGGCTTCTGTTTGGTTTCTGCCTTTGGGGTTATATGGTTTAACACGGTTTATGTAATAGTTGTAATTGCGATATGTATCAAATACGCTCAGAACGACCGCATTAAACTTTTCGCCAAGAGCAGAACTGTGATTATAAATAATGCTTAAGGGCAGTGGACTGTCCGTCACGATCACATCTACATCATTTCTGCACCTTGCAAGACGGTATGACTGCTTGCCAAATACATATTCTTGGCATCCTAGCGCGGTGGCGTTATGCTCCCAAGTCTTATCTTTAGCAAACTCTGTTACTAGTTCTGCGTTGACTCCAGCCTTCTTTAAGGCTGCAAATACTTCGGCGGCTCCAGTACTCTTGCCTGAACCAGGAGGGCCAAACAGGTTTATTACGATAGGCTTCTTGTTCTCAGATATAGTATTCATTTGTTATTTCTCCTTAAGTTTTAATTTTTGACGAGTTGTGCCGTTATCGTAATATTCGGTAATCAGATCACATTTTACGGTCGTGCCAATTTTGTCCTTGTAATAGTCATAAAGTTCTTTGTCGTCTACTGTCAAGGTCACGTCTTCGTATGTGAAGGTCACCTCATATTTTGCAGGGTGAGATATTGGTATCATAGTCTTGCCGGTTGACATCATTTGAACCCAGGCGGCTCTATGATAAATATCTGTAACGGTTGCATCTACTTCTTGAATCTCGGTGTTTATCAATTCTGCACATCCAGTGAAGCAGAAGATGGAGGTTATGATCAATACGATAGTTAATATTATGCCGATTATCATTTTCATTTGTTATTTTCCTTTATAAATTTTTCGTATTTGGGCTCACTAAAATACCACTTGAGGTATTTGATAGGGTGCTTGAGGGACGGGCATTGAGAAGCCCATTTGTGCCAGGCGTCCCAATAGTCAAACCATGCGATAAATTCAAGATCAAACGTGTATGCCATTGTTGTTTTCCTTTCTAATCATTTTACGAGTTAATCTCAACAGTGGCTGCACAAACATCACCAAAGACGTACTCGCCACTAATACGTTCCACAAACATCTGCGGCACATCAAAAAATACATCAATAAAGTCTACAGACATTGTCGCACGAATATAATCCATATCTCGATCAGTCAGCTCGATAAATGTTCCTTCTTGTGCGTTTGGGTGATAAGCAAGTGGTAAAAGGGTAAGGTAATTTGAGTAGAGCATAAGTTAATTCCTTTCTTAATCATTTTGTGGTGTTAGATTTCATCGTTGTTTGCTTCGGCCAACTTACGCTGAACGGTCTTAACGTTGCAACCAAGATTGTCGGCAATTTCTTCTTCAGACAACCCCTGTCTCTGCAGATATAACACATCCTCTACAGAAAACTTTTCTGGTCTACCGCCTTTCTTACCGTTAGCCACACAAGTGTTATAGCGCTTCTTAGACTTATCAATTAGGGCAGCACACATTCCGGTTACGGTTCCGACAATGACGGGATCATCTGATGTTATTTTGCCTGTGACTCCATAATAGATAATTTGTTTTGCTAGCTCACTTGCTATTTCTGGTTTTCCAGCGGCGTCGTATCCTTCTAGGATGTCGCACCAACTGGCTAGAAATAGGAAATTTTCTTTATTAGACATAACCAGTCCTCCAATCATTTTGTTTTGTCGAGGATATAATAACATATAACCAATGCATTGTCAATAGGTTTAAGTAATCGTTTACAATTTATTTACAAATTGCCCAGACAAAACCTATAAGGGCTTCGGTTATGTCTACGGAATGGGAAAATCCTAAGGGACAAAACCCACGACAAAACCAAAATAATACCTTGAAAAGGAAAAGGAGAAGGAAAAAGAAAAGGAATATATATTATGTATAAATACATAATATTTTCGGAATTATGTCCTACGGAGCATAATCCGAGGAGCGAAAACGCTACACTTCGGGGAATGGGGCCTGGGGACAAGGGAGCTGGGTATTCGGTACGGGGTCGGGAGGAGTTCGTGGTGATGGGATTTGGTATAGGGGTCTAGGTACTGGGACCAGGGGCATTGGATCTGGGTGTAGTTTGAAGTACCCCGGGGTATAGGGAGGAGGTATTATTGGGGATGTGGAAAGTACCCCGGAGGGGCGTTGAGAATGGATTGGGGGTGGGATTTGCTTTGGGTTTAGGGGACAGGGGACTCGGAATAGGGGCATTTTGTGGCTTGGGGCGTTAATTAATTAAATAGGTAGGAAAAGGCTTGGGAAGTGGTAACGGATTAGGTGACAGCACTGTGAAATTTGTCACGCAGCGAGTGACAAGGAAAGGGTGTGGGTTTTGCTTTGGGGATGGCGATTCGGGTGTGGGGATGTGGAAAAGGGTGTGGATAAGTGGGGAAAGAGTGGGGATTTGCTGGTGAGAGGGAGTGTGGAAAACTTAGGGTTGGTTTGGAGGGGAAGAAAGGGGCTTAAAATGGGGTAAAATTGGGCTGAATTTGGGGCTTTTATTTTGCAGTTAGTGTCTAAAAAGACTACCCACCCCGGAACGGGTAAAAACAGGCTCAACCTATGGTTTTTTCTACCCCCACTACCCCAAAAAATTCATATTTTTTATGGCTATGATATAATGGTATCACCGAGAGGGAAAACAACCTTCAAGGGAACACAACCACCCAAAATTTTAACATCGTTTCAACGGTTGTGTTATAATAAAGATGTCGAGAGGACAACAAGTCCAAACTGATTTGCTCTTGACAAAATACGCAAATATCTTTGCTCATTGAAATCTTAATAGGTAGTGTATGCAATAGGACACACAACGGCTATACGAGCCGAGTCATACCCTAATTGACTGAATACATAGGTGATGTGGTAGACACGATATACTATGTAAAATGTGCGTGTGTGGTTGTATCGTTCCATATACTAATATATGGGAGATTTACTATGTTTGAAAATGCACAAAAACTTGAAATCAAGGTAAGAGTCAAGTCCACAAGTCAAGAACTCTGTTGTATCATTGATGTTGCAAATTGCAACAACAAGTGGAATATAATTGAGCCATTACTTGACGGATATACTAAGGAATTTGGCAAAATTTACTGGTCAATTCGAGTTATTGAGTAAGCACAAACTTACCATATGCCAATAATATATTGGTATATGGAACGGTATAACCGTTCATAAAAAACATTATGATTTGCCCCGATAGGGCAGGAAAGAGGTATTTTTATGAATAACACACAGAACACAAACAAGGCACTCGTTGACGCATTGGTATTCAACAACAGATTTGCAAACAAGTCCGTTGATGGAGAGCAAATCACTGCAGAGGGACTTTCTACTTGGAAGGGACTTGTTGACAAGCTTCACAGAGCCGCTTACAAGGCATACGTTGTATGCGAAAATAGCGGACTTAAGGCAGAGTCTACAGACATCGACAAGACCGAAATCTTTACTGCAATTCGTGAAATCCTTGCCGACATCGGAGAGGTAAACTCTCACAAGATGTATGCCAACGCTGAAATGGCTGTCGCAGTAATTGGATACTCTGGTAAGCGTGCGAATAAGGACGCTCCTGAGCTTCAGTACTGCGTGAGCCGTATTCGTAACACTCAGAAGGAAATCTCTGATTATGAGAAGCTGAACGTTACCGATGCCGAGTACAAGGCAAATAAACTTGCCGAAATGAACGCATCTCTTGAGGCACTTGAAGAGGAGAAGTCTACGCTCTTGAAGACTGCCGATATGAGAATTAAGCAGCCCACACGCACAAGTACCAATGCATTCCGTCTTGATGTAGAGCATTATCTTGCTCGTGCCATCACAGGTCAGCTTGCGAAAACCCTTGAGGAGCTTGACGCAGAGGACGCAGAGCGTAAGGCTAAGCGTGCAGCAGCAGCCAAGGCTCGTAAGGCTAAGAAGAATGCATAAACACGCCAAAATGATTGCGAGGGGCACTCTGCCCCTTGCGACCTTAATGCTACCGTTGACGGTCACAAGTCCGTATGCAAAAAGCAGAGTGAGGTTCTTTGAAAACTTGAATATTGCCCGTTGGCATTCGTGCCGACACTCTATGTCGCATAGCATAATTGCGTCTTGGTCCTGCCAGACCTGTTTCTTGCGCTTATCTTATGCTGTCCTTGCGTCATAGTTCTGCTCTTAGCTGGGCTTTGCAATATTTGGGTGAGTGCTATGCTCATTGAAAACTGAACGAAAAAATAGGTCAATGCTTTAGTAGCGCAATGATGGTATATCCATATTCTGTCGGATTTTTGACGGAATAACTGTGCCCATAGGGATATGGGAGTGGTATCTTGACCGATACTGCGCCAACACAGGTGGTGAGGAGATTTGCGTGGACGGGTATACTTAGGTGTGGGGGGAGCGTCACCCTCTCTGCAAGTCTATGCACGCTTGCAGCCTGTTCGACACACTCGTTACGATACTTCTATTCTTGTGGTCTGCGTATTGCTGCCTACAACCGCATAAATGCTATTGCGGGGGTAGTCTATACGTTTGCACTACGGTTGTGCAGTGGAGTTGGCTCAAAATCATTGCGACCTTGACGGGTTGCTTTGCCAAAATGCCCAGAAATAGCGGATACGTTATACCTGATTATGGGGTAGGCGGCGCATATAGGTGAATTATGCACCTATGCCGTCGGAAGGGTCGAGTCGTCTAATAGACCCTTGCCAAGAGCAAGATAAAAACGAGCACCACGTGTAGAGTCGGTGCACCTGAAATCAGAGCGATAGTTGTAAGATACTATCCTTGCGCAAGCAAGAACGGGGAACTTTGGCGAGCCCTGCCCAAAAGGCTATGTAGAGATGCATAATGGAAGTATGAAAGCAATGGGTGAAAGTCCCAATTCCGCCACGCAGCTAACAGACTGCGGAAAAATTAGCAATACAATGTAGAGAATAAATGGGAGGCTTGGAAGCGCCATCATCAGGTGTCGTGGAGCCGTCAGTGGGATACCATTCTTTGTGGGCTATCTGTAGAATTGAATATACACCAAGGGCACGAGTGTTTGTATTCGTGTCCTTTATTGTGTACTCAATGCACAAAAATTATCATAAAAGGAGAGATTATTATGTTATCAATAGAATTATGTGAAGCACCAGCTCCAAACGCAACTCAAAGATTTATCGAGAGGTTGCAAGAAAAATATAACAACGCAATCCCTATATTTGGAGGCGCTATCTTTTTGGATGGCTCTGATATTTATAATGTTGCAACATACTTGCCAGCAATCATCAGAAATGCCGAGTTTTTCAGGTGGCACGACACACTTGCTAACGCTTGTCGTCAATTCTGCCACTGCTTATTCATAGACCCAATGCTTATGGAAGCCTATATTGGCTCAAGTTTTGAAGATTTTGTGGAGGGATTATTATGTTTAGACTTAGACGTATAAACCGTCAGTATATCGTAACTTACGAAAAGGTTGATTATGTTTTTGCTCACCTTCAGCATGCGTGGGCTTTTATTTTTACAATAAGAAAGGACACAATGAAATGAACGAACACTCTATTCGTCAGCTTGCGGCCGCCGTAACTTTACAGGCGGTCAAAGACTTCTTTAATGGTTCTGCGGCCAAAAAGAAGATTATCCTCGCAGACCTGCGTTCTAATTGGATGCAGGCATTTACAGGCGGAACTTCCGTCAATGTCGCAGAACAACTCGAAAAGAATCCCGAAGAAATCAGAGAGAGATTTCGTAGGCACGAAAGGAGCGAGTTATGGACTTAATGGAACTCGCAGATTTTATCGCAGATGAGGTGCCAATTCCTCAAAAGAAATACAAAGCCACCGCTTATCTTGAGCGTTGTCTGCGTGGAGCAATTGATGGAATTGATACCGACGACAAGGCGATGATCGATGAATTTGTTTGGGAAAATTGCCAGGCAGGACATACCTGTGAGGTATTATATGTCGAAACGGGCAAGCGCAGAGTATTCTATGGTGATAAATTCACCACAACAACAATGAGTATTGAAGAGTTGCTTGGTGATTTGCATCTCGAACAATGTGAACAAATGTAATTTATGTTACCAAGCCACAGGGTGTGGCAAAAAAATAAATAA